CTAATAACCACGGATCAAGGAACTCACACTGTTTATATAAGTCTAATGGAGATTTTGTAACAGGAGATCCTGTTAAAATTCGTCTGTATTTACCTAGTTTTGATAGGGAAATAATATTTTTAGTTCTTTTGGCTCCTGGATTTTTAATGGTTGTAGATTCATCAATGGCGAATAAAGCTTTTCTGACATTTAAGAACTGATGAGCAAAATCAAGACCTTTTTTAGTTGATAAGGCTTCAACATTCATAATGAAAATTTGTAGCTTAGTAAAATCCTGCACAAATAAAGAATCCAACTTAGATTTTTGCTCTTTAGTAATCATCGCTTTCCATAACACAACGTTTCTATTAATATGTTTCGGTAAATGTTCTGGTATTTCAGAATCATGCCAATTTTTATACACCCCTTTAGGTGCCACAATTAGGACACTATTGATTTTACCCTTATCAAAGAGCATAGCGGCATTATCTAGTAAAACTTTTGATTTACCAGTTCCCATCTCCATAAAATAAGCGAACACTTCCTTATTCCAGGACATTTCAAGCGCTTTTAATTGATGCGCATACGGCTTTGTTTTAAATTTATAATTCATTTATTCTTTCTATTGACATTATATACATATTCTCCTATATATTGTCAAGAAAGTTATGAAAAAAGAAAGTATGGATTATCAAAGCATTAAACAGGTTAAGGAACCTATTGTTTATGTGTTACAGGAATTACCTGGAACCAGAGTAGGTCGTCCTAAATTTAATATTATGGGCGCACAAAAATATGGTCGCTTAAAAGTTTTGCTTCGAGAAGATACACAAATTATCTTAAGTCCAGGTCCTATCATTTTTGAATTAAGACGTTTGTTAAAAGATTACAACTCAAACGATTACTTATTATTATCTGGAGACCCATCCGTTATTGGATTGGCATGTGCGATTGTCTCTGATATAAATAGTGGAAAATTTAATTTATTAAAATGGGACAGACAAGAGAAAGTGTATTATCCGTTAGAAATCAATTTATATGAGAAAGGAAAAATAGATGAATAACATTAACTTTGAAGAAGATCAAAAAGAAGCTATAACACAAACGAATGATGTAAAAGCTTTGTCAGACCAAGTTCTTAATTTAAGAAACTTGGAAGATAGAATAAAAGAGAAAGAAGCTGAATTAAAAAAATTAAAAAAAGATTCAGATATTATTTCTGGTGAAGTCATTCCAACAATGATGACAGAAATGAATATTTCTACTTTAAAATTAGCAGACGGCTCCGCTGTAGAAGTGAAACCCGTCTACGGTGCTTCCATCCCAATTGCAAAAAGGGAAGAAGCATTTAAATGGCTTCGAGACAACGACCTAGGGGACCTTATCAAAAATGAGGTAACCGTTTCCTTCGGTCGTAACGAAGACAACAAGGCAGCAGAATATGCTGTACTTGCACAAGGTCAAGGATATCAACCTATCCAGAAATTAAAGGTTGAGCCCATGACACTTAAAGCATTAGTCAGGGAGCGTGTCGAATCTGGAAAAGACATGCCCTCTGATTTATTTAACGTGTTCGCAGGAAACCGAACCAAACTAACAAGGAAACAATAAACATGAACCAAGAAACAAATGTAGTAAAGAAAGAGAAAGCGGGAGCCATAGCTGTTTCAAATTTTGAAGCAGATTCTGGCAAAGGCTTGGGTAATTTAAGTCAAGAAGACTTAGCATTACCTTTTCTAAAGATACTCGGACAATTATCTCCGGAAGTAAATAAAAGAGATGGAAAGTACGTGACTGGTGCAGAACCAGGAATGATTTTCAACTCTGTTACAGGAGAATTGTTTGATGGTGCAAAAGGCATCAATGTAATTCCATGTCATTATAAATTGGAATACATTGAGTGGAGAGATCGTGGCGAAGGCTCCGGTGCTCCAGTAGCTATTCATTCATCATCTAGTGATATCATGACAAAGGCAACACGAGATGCTTCGTTTAAAGATAGATTACCAAATGGTAACTATCTCGAAAAAACAGCGAGTCATTTTGTTGTTGTTGGTGGCGATGCGCCTTCAACTGCTTTGATTGCTATGAAATCTACTCAATTAAAAATTAGTAGAAAATGGAATAGTATGATGGCAGGTATTAGATTGAAAGGTAAAAATGGCTTATTTACGCCAGCATCTTTCAGCCACATTTATCGTTTAACAACGACTCAACAGTCGAATGATAAAGGAACATGGTTTGGATGGGAAGTTAGTAAAGTGGGTCCAATTGAGGACGCTGCTTTATATCAACAAGCTAAAGCTTTTGCTGAAAACGTTTCTAAAGGAGACGTCAAAGTTAAGCACGGCGATACAACTCAGAAGCAAACCGATACACATTTCTAAGTTTCATTACCATGGAATGAACCTGGGCGGAGCGCGAGAGTTAACCGCCCAGCGGAAAGATGATTATGGAAAAAAAATATATAAATATTTTTAATGGGTATCGAGGTGCCTATGGTGTTGCTGATTGGACTAATGCTCAAGTCGATCCGGAAACAGGTAAATTAAGACCTGATTACAGATGGACTTTTGAACCATTTACTGATCAAGTTTATATTAAACATTTAAACGGAGAAGAATCCGTTGGCATACAGCCCACGAACGAAGACAGCAAAGCGATGTTTGCTGTTATTGATATAGATCCAAAAGATTACAAAGATTTTAGCAAAAAAACTTATTTAGACAAAATTCAAGAATATAAATTACCTTTAATACCAATCGAATCTAAGAGTGGAGGCCTTCATTTATTTTTATTTATGGAGGAATTTGTACCCTCAACTGTACTCGTATCTTTTATGAGTAATCTTCTCCCTCTTTTAAAACTTAAACCCGAAACGGAAATTTTTCCCAAACAAACCCATCTACCCAAAGATAACGAAACAGGAAAATTAAGACCAGGACAATTTATAAATTTACCTTATTATAAAAAAACAGAACGTAGAGCAATTAATCCTCAAGATGGAACTTATTTTACTTTTGAACAATTTATACAAGTTGTTGAACAGAATTTAAAAAGAGAAGAAGATTTAAAAAAGGTTACAGAAGAAATTGATAATAGAATTTTTCACGGTGTTGATGATGATTTTTTACATGGACCACCTTGTTTACCTTTAGTTGCTAAAATTGCAAAAAACCCCGACTTTGATGGCAAAGATAGATTTATGTATAATTATCACGTTTTAGTTAAAATGAAATATCCAGATAACTGGCAACAAAAAGTAAAAAATGCGCCGGTAAAATTTTTTGAAGAAAGACACGCAAATGCCTGGGATGATAAAACATTAAATGCTAAATTAAGATCATGGAGTAAAAGTGAAAAAGGATATACTTGTACAGAAGATCCAATACATCCTTTTTGTACCAAAGGAATATGTGTCAAACAAAAATTTGGAGTGTTAGCTGGCTCCAAAGGATCTTATCCAATTATCACAAATCTTAGAAAGATAGATTTAGATCCCGAACCTGAATATGAATTTGATGTGACAAGCCCTGATGGGATTGGCACAACAACGGTGCACTGCAAATCTATTGAACATTTAAACGATCAAAGAAAAAGAAGAAATTCAATTGCAAAAGCAGCAGGTTTTCCTCCACCAATTATTAAGGGTTATGAAGATCAAATTATATTAGAAGCTTTATATAAAACGCAAAGGGTTGTGCATCCCCCTATCGGAACTTCTCCTAGAGAAAAATTACATGATGTACTACACGCAAAAATTAACGGAGCTAAAGCCATGAATGATGCTAGCTTTAAATCAGGAACGGTGATGATTGAAGAGGGTTATGCCTACTTTAAATTTGATAAATTTTATGATCGTTTAAAATCTAAAAACTGGAAATACAACGAAGATAAAACCGGAGCGATGATGGTCACCATTTATAAAAAATGTGAGATTGAATTTCTAGATCAAAAAAGATTTCCGAGTAAAACTAAAGGTAGTTATAACACGCCCACAAAGAATGTAGTCAAAATTTCAGTAAAAGAATTTGAGAATGTCCCAATTTATCATACTAAAACCGAACATAAAAAGGACATTATATGATTCGAAAAATATTGGGTCCACCTGGAACAGGTAAGACAACAAAATTATTACATTATGTAAGAACATTTGTAAAACTAGGAACTCCATTAAATAAAATTGGTTATTTTGCTTTTACTAAAAAAGCAGCGGGTGAAGCAAAAGCACGAATGCTGGAGAATCATCCAGAATTAAGTGATTCAGATTTAAAAAATAATTTTAGAACATTACACTCTCTAGCTTTTGGACGATTAGGATACAAAAAAAGTGAAGTGATGCAGGATGAACATTACGAAGATATAGGGAAAAAATTAGGGATTGAAGTAACCGTTTATAATAATGGAGAAGAAACAACGGGTTTTGTAGATTCTGACAGTGAATACTTTAATATAATTAATGCAGCACGAATTAAAGGGATTACCAGTGAAGAGGAATATAACACGGATATGTATTCTGCGGATCTAGATAAAAATGTAATTCCAATTTTAGAAGAAGAAATAAATAATTATAAAGAATCTTTTCATTTAAAAGACTACACCGATATGATCAAAAAATTTAATGATTCAAAACTTTGTCCACAATATGATGTTGTATTTATTGATGAAGCCCAAGATCTATCACCGATTCAATGGGAAATGTATGATATTTTAAAGAAAAATTCTAAACATATTATATTAGCAGGTGACGATGATCAAGCGATTTATGGATGGGCGGGAGCAGATGTTAAAAGATTTCAAGACGAACCAGCCAAAGAAATTGTTTTACCAAAATCCTATCGGGTACCAAAATTAATACAACATATCGCGAACAATATTTTAGATCGAATCCCCGATGATAGAAGATTAAAAAAAGAATGGAACGCAAGAAGTGAAGAGGGAAATTATTCACCAATTACTTCTATCGAAGATGCTCCATTACATAGTGGTGATTGGTTAGTTTTAGCTCGGTATAATGATAAACTTATAAAACTTAAACCTATCTTAAGAGAAATGGGGCTTTACTTTGAGTATAAAGAAAGAAAAAGTTATCCTGTCAGACTTTACAGTGCAGTTAAAAATTACACCCGTTGGACTACGGGAGCTTCACTTTCACTCACCGAATGTAAAGATCTATTTGAATATTTTGGAAAAGAATTTACGGCTACAGAAGAAAGACAATATGATTTAAAGGAATTTGGCTACAGCCCTATCCAAAAGTGGTACGAAGTTTTTGAAACGGAACCCGAAGACAGTTTATATATTAGAACAATGTTGGAGAGAGGTGAAAAATTATCACTACCAGCTAGAATAAAATTATCTACAATTCATACAGCGAAAGGTGGAGAAGCCACAAATGTTTTATTGATTATGGATAATACCCGACTTATTCGTGAGGCTATTGAAAGAAGTCCCGATAAGGCAGATGAAGAAAACCGGATTTGGTATGTGGGCGTCACACGTACTAAACAAAATTTATATATTATGGCGGCAAAAAAGGAGGACAAAGGATATGACATCGAAAGTATACAATAAACAAATTGGTGGATCCCACTACAAGAAAATGAAAATTCAGCCAAGCGAATTTGTAGTTGCGAACGAATTGCTTTTCCCGGAAGGAAATGTTATTAAATACATTTGCAGACACAGATATAAAGGAGGAAAGGAGGATTTAGAAAAAGCTATCCATTTTATTGAAATGATAATCGAACGTGATTATAAAAATATTGAAGCTCCCCCAGAATCATGGGTCGATGGCTACAGGAAATGGAAAGAGCTTAAGGACAAAGGAGTTGTTAATAGCAAGGTAAAACTCGGAGATTTAAAAAAACTAGCAAAAGAAAGGTGCCCTCATAACTAATGATTATACCTAAGTTTGAAGCACAAAAAGAATGGACAACACCTTCTGAATTTCCAGACTTACGACAGTATGACGAAATTGCAGTTGACTTAGAGACGAGAGATCCAGATTTAAAATCTAAAGGATCAGGTTCAGTTATAGGCAGTGGAGAAGTTGTTGGAATTGCAGTCGCTGTTCAAGGCGCAAGTTGGTATTTTCCCATCGCACATGGCAATGGTCCTAACATGGATCGTAAGAAAGTATTAGAATGGTTTAAAGACACTTTAGCCAGTAATGCCATTAAAATATTTCATAATGCAATGTACGATGTGTGTTGGATTAGAAATTTAGGTATAAAAATCAATGGGTTAATCGTTGATACTATGATCGCTGCTTCACTCGTTAATGAGAATCGATTTAGATATGATCTTAATTCATTAAGCTGGGATTATTTAGGTCATGGAAAGAATGAATCTATTTTAAACGAGGCCGCTAAAGAATGGGGCATTGATCCGAAAGCTGAAATGTGGAAATTACCGGCTATTCATGTCGGTCAATACGCAGAAAAAGACGCATCTTTAACGTTTGATTTATGGCAAGAAATGAAAAAAGAAATTCTAGCTCAAGATATAGAATCCGTTTTTGATCTAGAAACCGATCTCTTTCCTTGTTTAATCGATATGAAATTTAAGGGCGTCCGAGTAGACGTTGAAAAAGCTCACCAATTGAAAGAAACATTACTTGCACAAGAAACAGCATTGCTGCAAGAAATAAAAAAAGAAACACAAATAGATGCTCAAATATGGGCTGCACGAAGTATCGCAGAAGTTTTTGATAAATTAAAACTACCTTACGAAAGAACAGAGAAAACAAAAGCCCCTTCATTTACAAAAAATTTTCTTTCCGAACATAATCATCCTCTAGTTAAGAAAATAGCAAAAGCCAGAGAAATAAACAAGGCTCATACAACATTCATCGATACCATTATCAAACATGAACACAAAGGA